ATGCAGTTCATTATCAATTTAATAACACTGAGATTCAGTGTGATATACCAGAATGGTGGCAAGAAATTTTATCAACGTTAGTTCGTCAACCAAAGCGCATGCCTGAATGTGCAATAGATCATACACTTAAACAACGCACTAAAACTCCAGCACTAACATATATGGGCAAATCTTGGTTTAGAATGCCTGAAAATATAAAGCCTAGATATAAATTGGCTCCTTATGCTCATAAAATGCCATATCAGATCCTCAAAAAGCCAGCAGTTTTACACCCATCACAAATGACTCAGGAAACCTATAAAAATTTAGACAACATTTATGAAATCACTTATGAAGATAACAAAATTCAACTTGGTAAAGTGGTTGGAAAAAGTGTTCAATCAGGCCAGATTAAATTGATGGCTGGTGGTAAAACTGATGATTCTTGTCGTCAGTTTTTTGGTGAGCGAAATCTTGCAAAAGCAAGTAATTTGTTTTTGAAAAGATTTCACAAGATTGTAAAGCAAAATCATCCAAACTTGCAATATCGATTTTTAACTGATGAAGAAGTAATAAATGGAATTACTAATCAAAACCACCCTATGTCAAAACATATTTATAATATGGATCTTGATAGTGAGGCAGGTCCAACATCAAAATTACTTTATCCAGATTCAAAAGGTTTAAAACGTGAACACTTTATACAAGTAGGAAAGAATCGGGATGGCAGTGATAAGTACGAGTTAACACCAGAAAGTGCTAAATATTGGTATAGAGTTCGTGATAATGCAAAAAAACGTATTATTACATTTGCACCTGACCATCTTAAATTGAAAAATGAGAATTTGAAATTGGCAAAAGTTGATGAAGGTAAAACTCGCGCTTATATCTCAAGGGATATGTTTGGCATGATGCTTGAAAAGCGTGTTTTTGGTTTCCTCCAGGGACTTTTTCACATGGATGGTTGTCAGAATTTTTCTGCAATCGGTTGTAATCATATCACCGATTATCCAAAATTGCTTCAGCGATTTAAAGATCGACAATGTACTAATCTAATTTGTTATGATGTAAAACGTTGGGATAAAAATACACTTAGAATTCTTTTAGAACGGCTTTTTATTACTATACTTTCATACTTAAAAACTGAATTTTCATTAAATCAACCCCAAATTAATCAATTAGAAGTAGCTTTTGCACAGATTTTGACAACATATTTCCAAAGTGAAAATGATTTCTATTGTAATGGTCGCAGCATGCCATCTGGTACTTATGTAACAGCATTAATGAACACCTGCTTGAACGAGTATTT